CTTCTAAAGGAATACCAAAAAATATAGACAAACAAACTTGCAAAAAAGCAATGTTTTTTTACGCTCAGAAATTGCTTTCAAAAAGATTAAAAAATTCATTACAAATACACATTGAATTTATAGAACTATCAGAAAATGAATTTGGTTACTGTAATGTTGAAGATGACAAAAATAAATCATTTTTAATTTCTATTAATAGAGATTTAACATACGAAAAAACATTAATATACATTGCTCATGAAATGATACATGTTAAACAATATGCTAAAAATGAACTTAAAGATTATGTATATAATGATAAAATTAGATTTAGAAAAGAAATATTTGATAAAAATCGTATAAGTTATTGGCAAAGTCCTTGGGAAAAAGAAGCCAGAAAAAATGAAAAAAAACTTTACATGTCTTTTATCAAAAATAAAGAAAATTAACTATGACAGCATTTGAATGTTATAAAGAATATTTGGCCATTAAAAATCATTTTTCTAAACAAGATTATGACTATTTTAAATATAACGGTAAACTTAAAATAAATATTGATCCTTTTAATGCAAAGAAAGACAAATTATTTTTTCACAAGTCGGCAAAACATTCTGACATTCATA